CAAGAGTTTCCTATATTAGAAGAACTTACTGAAAAAACATCTATATTTCGTAATCCTAATAGAAAGAACGCAAATTTATTATAAAGATAGGAGTAGAACGTGTCAGAAAAAGATGTACTTCTTGAAAAATTGAACGAGATGCACACAGATATTAAACTGATGAAAGCCTCTCTAAAAGCAACTAGAGAAGAAGTAGAAGACCATGAGCTTATTTTGAGAGGACAATCTAAGCGAAATGGAATCGTATCTGAAATTGCCTCTATGAAAGTTTCACATTCTACTGCACTAAGAATGTGGGGATTAATTACAGGTGCAATAGTAACAATAGCTGCAATAAGCAAAATTGTTGAATGAGGTAATACATGGGGATATTATCAAGCCTTTTTGGGGGAGGCATAGCTGAACCCATTAAGGCAATAGGAAATATTATTGATGATGTTTATACAAGTGAAGAGGAAAAGTTAAGCAAGAAAGAAGCTATGGCTCGACTTGCAATGAAACCTCACATGGTACAAACAGAGATTAATAAAGTAGAAGCACAACATAGGTCACCCTTCGTTGCTGGTTGGAGACCATTTATTGGTTGGATATGTGGGGCTGGGTTAGGAATGTCTTTCATTGTTAATCCATGTATACAATGGTTCACAGGGAAGCCTGGGCCTGAAATGCCACTTGATGCAATGATGACTCTAGTAACTGCACTCTTAGGTTTAGGAGCAATGAGAACCTTTGAGAAGATGAATGGGAGAAGTAAATGAGTGCGAAAGAAGAAACATTAGGTGAGCTGCACGAGGCACTAGCAAATGAATTACTCCGAAAAATTAAAACAGGAGAAGCAACTGCAAGTGAACTTAGCGTAGCCGTTAAATTTTTAAAAGACAATGGAATTGAAGCAGAGTTTATCCAAGACTCTCCGATAGCAAACTTGTTATCCTCACTCCCTAAGTTTGAGGATGAACGCCACAACTAATGAGCCACTAAAAGAAGACTTCCGAATATTTCTTTATGTGGTTTGGAAACATCTCCGACTACCTGAACCAACACCCATACAATATGACATAGCCTACTATCTCCAACATGGGGATAAGAGAATGGTACTTGAAGCTTTTCGAGGGGTAGGCAAATCATGGATCACCTCTGCATTTGTATGTTGGTTACTCTACTGTGATCCTCAATTAAATATTATGGTAGTGTCTGCATCAAAAAATAGGGCAGATGATTTTAGTACGTTTACTCTCCGTATCATTACAGAGATGGAAATACTAAAGCACCTAGTCCCTAGAGAAGACCAACGTAAATCAAAGATCAGTTTTGATGTAGCACCAGCTAAAGCAAGCCACCAACCTTCAGTTAAATCTGGTGGAATACTTGGACAGCTAACAGGAAGTCGAGGCGATGTAATAATAGGAGATGATGTCGAAGTACCTAATAACTCTCAAACACAAGTTATGAGAGACAAAATGGGAGAAGTTGTTAAAGAGTTTGATGCAATTGTAAAACCTGGGGGAAGAATTATCTTCCTTGGGACACCACAATGCGAACAATCTCTGTACAACGTACTAGCCCCTCGTGGTTATTCGACTAGAATCTACCCGGCAAGATACCCCTCAAAAGACTATGCCTCTATATATGGAGATAACCTTGCACCATACATTGGAAACAAACTGGAAAAGGATTCTACCTTAATAGGGCAACCTACTGATCCGCAAAGATTCGATGAATTAGACCTACAGGAAAGGGAAGCCAGTTACGGAAGGACAGGCTTTGCTCTCCAATTCATGCTAGACACTCGACTAAGTGATGAAGACCGTTACCCACTCAAAGTAAGTGATCTGGTAATTATGAACACCAACCCTGAATCTGCCCCTGAAAAAGTAGTTTGGGCATCAGCACCCGAATTAATTATTGATGATCTTCCCTGTGTAGCCTTAAACGGTGACAACTTCTATAGACCGATGAGGACTCAAGGGGATTGGATAGATTATCAAGGATCGGTTCTAGCAATTGATCCTTCAGGCAGAGGACAAGATGAAACTGCTTATGCCGTAGTGAAGATGTTAAATGGACAACTATTTGTTACGGATTTAGGTGGTACAAAAGGTGGTTATGCTGATGAGACCTTAAAGGCACTAGCAGTTATAGCGAAGAGAAGCAAAGTTAACATGATAGTAGTTGAGTCAAACTTCGGTGACGGTATGTTTACTCAGTTGTTAACTCCTATAGTAACTAAAATTTACCCTGTAACTATTGAGGAAGTACGACACCATATCCAGAAAGAACGAAGAATTATAGACACCCTAGAACCAGTTATGAATAATCACAAATTGATTATTGATAAGAAGGTTATAGAGAGAGATTTTAAGTCTACACAACACCACCCACCTGAAAAAGCACTTCAATATCAACTCATCTATCAAATGACAAGAATATCCTCTTTGAAGGGAGCATTAAAACACGATGATAGGTTAGATGTGTTGTCAATTGCAGTTAACTATTGGGTGGAACAAATGGCAGCAGACGTAGACAGACAAGTAAACAGTCGAAAAGAAGAATTGCTAAAAGAGGAACTGGACAAATTCATGGAAGGATGTGTTGGATACTCTTCAGAAAGCGACTCAAAATGGATGCAAGTTTAAATGAATGTCCTACTTGTACAGAAGTATTAGATACCTATGTGGATAAAATCTTCGAGAACTATTTTATTGCCGGCGATTGTCCACAATGTCCGTTTATTGGACACTTTGATTTAGAAGAAGGGGAATGGATAGACTCCGAAATATCTTCTAGTAATAAAACTGGTAAGAACTTCGTTAGTGGAAGAATTATAAATAAGATGGTTATACAGAATGTTCATGGCAATAATGAAGAATTTGAGATCGTTACTAAAAAACTTTAAGGAGAAAGACATGAAATGGATGAAGAAACCTTGGTTGAGACATATGATGGTGTTCTTTTTCGGATGGATAATGTCGATGTGGGTTTATGGACAAGTTTAAATGGGAAGGTGGAGGAATGGATGTGGTCTTCCGTCTGGTAGATCCCGAAGAAGAACTAGCAGATTTCCTGTACCAATGCGATGAGTTCTTTGAAGACGCATAAATAGACATATTTCTATTAGGTTGCACTACTAAAGGGGGAGTATATAGGATTACTTAAAGTAGACCTAGAATGGCCTATATAGAAGGATATAGTTAGGGTGGTTATAAATAAGTAGAATAGACAAGTAACACTTAAAGTTTAACTTAAATAGCCAAGGAGATTACCCGAAGTGAAGACCACCCTAACTAATCCCCCTAAAAAGGAGACACCCTTACCTAATCTCCTAGAGAGCATGATTAATATTCCTGTAAGCAAGCCCACCTGGTTATGCCAATGTGGTCAATGGTCTATAGTCTACCCACCTAAACAAGACTATTTTGGTAGAAAAATGTGAGGGGATATATGATATAGCATCGAACCCCATTTACCCCATGTGCGATAGGCCGAAAATCTATTCATTAAATACGCCAGGGCGAGCCGAAAAGCTCTCGCCTCGTGCCATTTATGTGACGTGCGTAGCATCGAAGGCCATTAGATAGGATACACGAGGGATAATATATCCATTGTGGTTTAATATTGGCATCATTCAATTTATTGACAACGTAAAATTTTAAATTTATCCATCCATTATACATACCATGCAATTTATTTTTTTTGCTTTACTTCCTTTATAGATACCTTAAACTTTCCAGATAATTTAACTTATTAGGAAAGGTATTAAATGAAAACATCATTTATTGAATTGTTAACAATGTATTTTTTAGGCTTTACCTTTAGTTATGTAATTATTCACCTTGTATTTTTTTTATTAAAAACTTACTAGATAAGAAAGGTCTCTAAAATGGAAAACTTAACTATATTGCAAAAACTCTTAATTGAGAAATTACCTTGTTTAATTTCTACCACAGTTAAAACTGAGAAAACAGAGAAGGCCTATCCAGAATGGATTAATGCTTTAACTTATTTACTACCAAACAAGATACTTTGTCCATTTTCAGAACAATGCTTTGAAGGTTGCTTAAAAGGTTCTGGAAGGTTGCGAATGAATAAGAAGGCAATGGTTAAAAGAACAAAGTTATTTTTTCAAGATTATCCATTATTTTTTGAATTGCTTTTAAAAGAATTAGTCAAGGTTTATAAAAAAGCAAAAAGGAAAGGAAAACTTTTCGCTTATAGGCCAAACGGTACAAGCGACACAGATAAAATTGTTAAAAGCCTTTTAGCATTGCCGAAAGAAGAAAGGCCTTTCGATTGTTTATATGACTATACCAAAAACTATAACAGGGTAATTTCATATCGTAACAATCCTGATTATCATTTGACGTTCTCTTATGATGGGACAAACGGAGATAATGCAACCTACCTTCTTGAAAATTCCATTTCAAATGTAAGTGTGGTTTTTAATGTTAAACGAGATAAACCTCTTCCAAAAACTTTTTGCTTTAACAATATTGATTATCCAGTAATTGACGGAGATTTACACGACATGAGGATATTCGATAAACCTCAAACAATTGTAGGCCTTCGAGCTAAAGGTTCTGCGAATAAACAAGACACAGAATTTGTTCAACAAGTTTAACTTTTTTTATACGAATTATTGCTATTAAGTAAAATTCTCTATTAAGCAAATTTAACCGAAAGGAAATTAAAAATGAATGTTTTATCTTTATTTGATGGATGCTCTGGTTTTCAATTAGCATTGGTAAAGGCTGGTATAAAGTATGATAATTATTTTTCGTGTGAGATTGATAAATACGCTTCAAGTGTTACACGGTTAAACTTTCCTTCCACTATAGAATTAGGTGATATCAATAATCCTAAAATCCCTTTTTTCTTATTACCTAAGATAGATATTTTAAGTGCTGGTTTTCCGTGTCAAGATTTATCTTTTAGTAAAGCAAATGGAAAAGGCCTAGAAGGTTCAAGGTCTGGATTATTCTATAAAACCTTTGAGGTTTTAGAATTGCTAAGAAAAAAGAACCCTAATATAAAATTCATTTTAGAAAATGTAAAAATGAAAAAGAAATGGGAAAATATCATTTCTGAAAAATTAGGTGTTGAACCTGTGTTGATTAATAGTAAGGATTTTTCAGCACAGAATAGGCAAAGGCTTTACTGGTCTAATATAGAAATCGATTCTTATAAAACCAGCGACACGGTTCTAAAAGATATTTTAGAAGAGAATCCAAAAACTAAAGGTGGACAATTGGAATTGAAGTTTGAAGAAAAAACTTTTAACTCCGACTGCCACCATATAGGCAATGCAAATATAAAGGGTAATGAATCTATAAAAAGAGTTTATAAGGATACTGGAAAGGCTTCGTGTTTAACTACCATGCAAGGTGGACACAGAGAACCCAAAGTATTTATTGAGCCTAACAATTGGCGAAAACTTTCACCTTTAGAGTGCGAAAGGCTTCAAACTATTCCTGATAATTATACTTCTATGGGTTTAACCTTTATGGATATAAAGGAAGAAAATGCTCCTGATAATTATTACTATTCTGAAAAAATGCTTCAATGGATAGAGCGACACGGAAAGCTTAAAAATAAATCTTTAAGAATTCAGGGTGATAGGGAAAAGGTGCAAATGATAGAGGCCTCACATTTTAAAGGTTGCTCTTCTCAAAGGTTTTTTGGCATACCTGACAAAAAAGGGTTGCGGTATATAACCGTTTTAGAGTGCGAAAGGTCTCAAACTGTGCCTGATAAATACACTTCCTATGGGCAAGATATACACGGAGTAATGAAACCTATTTCAAATAGCCAGCGTTATAAAATGCTTGGGAATGGTTTTACTATTAATGTATTTGTTTGGATACTTAGGAACGTTAAGAAGCAACAAGAATTAGATATTGAAGAGTATAATCTGTGTTTAGCTGATTCATTAGAAGAGGCAATATAGATCAAGGGTAAAGGTAAGGTCTTCTCATAATTCGAGCTTATATTGGATGTGAGAAGGCCACCTTTAAGGAATTAAGCCTAGTTTGATTCTTTAACGGTGGTTTTTTATTAATGGCCTAATGAATGGCCTTTTAAGGAAAGGTGGTTTTTATGGAAGCATACTTTAGTGAAACCGAAGGTATAACCTTTAGAGATAGTAAAAGATTTATTGATTTAAATTTTAATCAGGATAGGCCACACCGTTATATTGCGAAGGTGGCCTATAACGAGGATACAAAGCCTATCCTTTCCATTTTAAGACAAGCTTTAAGGTCTTTAGGGTACAAGGTAAGGTTCAGGGGTTCAGGCCGAAGATCACCTTTAAATAGGCCTGACGGTTTAGACCTTCGGCATTATGACCAAAGTCTACCTTTAGAATATGCCGAAACAATTAGGATATATATTGATAAGTAAAATTCCTTTTTAAGCTTATCTGATAGGCTATAAAGGGTTATATACCTTTTATAGCTCTTCAAATGGCCTTAAAACGTATGCCATTGTTTTATAATTTTGATAGTTTTTGAAGGTAAGAATAAAAAATAATTTTATTTTTTTTTTCGAGGTCTTTTTAAAGGTCTTATAATGTCAATTATTTGAAGTTTAATTTTATTGGGGGTTTTTATACGGATTATTCAGGATTTTATAGCCTTTAAAATTTAAGTATAGTTTTTGTCAATTTTCTGGCATTGGGTTTTTGCATTTATGAATTTTGCTTTTTTAGGGAAATTTTGACATTTTTTTTTGGCTTCGGCCTGGGCTTGAGTTAGTAATATCATCCGACCCGAAGCTACAATTCCAGGGCCGGCTCGATTTTTGATTTTATAGTATTGCAAGTTTGGTAGAATTCTGGTATTTTCTAAGTAGTAAAATTACCTATATTCAGCAAGGTGCTGGTTTAGGAAAATATTAACCACTAAATGAAATTATCTTGAGATAAAACTGATGGGATAATATCAGTAGAGATGATTTGTCGCAACCATTTAGTTTAAAGAAAGGGGGGTTTATAGAGTAACTACAGTTCATTTTTAGCTTTTCTTATCTCTAAATTTTATCAACATCAGGAGACAGATAGAAATGAATCCCATAGTTTTTAACTTTATTTTCTTCAAACGATTTTCAATTTTAGTACAGAAGTATGAATTTCCAGTCAAAAGTATTAGATTCAAAAGGGTAGGCAATGAAATTATTATCAGCTACAATAAGTACGAGGTAATACTGGCATACCAATCCCGACAAACTTATCATTGGAACTAAACAAAGGAGTTTTATAAATGCCTTCTTCTGGAAACCAACTTGAAAGATTAGCAAAAGTGTTGGAAAGGGTTCGCCTTTTGAATAAGGAGATGCCTATTCAAACGCTTTGTGTATTTCTGCTAGTTGCAAACAATGTCAGGAAGGGAAAGGTAACAACCATGAGTGATGTTGCCAGACAACTAGATTTTCAAAATGCGACAATCACTCGTAATGTGTCCAATTTATCTGATTGGACTTATCAGAAAAAGGCTGGTTTGAACCTAATCAAAACAGAGTACGATCCTATGGATCAAAGAGTCAAAACTCTGACTTTGACCAAGAAGGGTGAGAGCTTTGCCAAAACTTTACAGGAGATTTTATAGTGGCAATTCGATTAAAACCTAATGGTAAATTTCAAGTCGATGTCACGGTTAAGGGTCAACCTAGATTTGTTCAGACTGTCCACTCCGAAGAGGAAGCTAAACTCTTGGAAAAGGAAAAGTTTGAAGAGCTTCGCTACGGTGCATCATCCAGGCCGGCAGTTAAATCCACATGGACTCTGGAAGATGCATTTAGAAGAACTAGCGAATCAGTTTGGGATGGTTCAAAAGCCGAAGTGTCAAGCATCCGTAATGCCAAAGAAGCTATTAAGTTTTTTGGTGAGAAGAGACCTTTAGACACCATCGACACCGATGCGATTGATGACTACATTGACTTCCTCAAAGATGCAAAGAAGTCCGATGCAACCATCAACCGCAAACTGGCTTCATTGTCCAAGATGTTGACAGTTGCAGTACAGCGAGGTCACCTCAAGGCAAAGCCTTTCATGCCTCGAAAGAAGGAAGGAAAAGGCCGAATCCGATGGGTGACCTATGAGGAAGAAGCAAGGATGCTTCAGATTATTTCTCAAATGAGTCAGGATGATTTCTATGATGCGGTTGTCTGCCTCATTGATACTGGTTTCAGGGTTGGTGAATTACGATCCCTGTCCTTCAGGGACATTGATTTTGAAACCAACATGGTCACGGTTTGGGACACCAAGAATGATGATTCCAGATCAGTACCAATGACCAAGAGAGTGGCCTCAATTTTATCTAGAAGGATGCATGGTGAGTTGAAACCCTTCATGTTCTCCAAAGATTGGATGAGAACACCTTGGGCTCGACTCAAGACCATCATGGGGTTGGCAGACGATAGCCAGTTTGTACCGCATTGCCTTCGCCACACTTGTGCTTCTCGTTTAGTCCAACGAGGGATCGGTCTCAAAGTAGTACAACAATGGATGGGACACAAATCCATCCAGATCACTCTCCGCTATGCTCACCTAGCACCATCCAACCTTATGGATGCGGTCAAGGTTCTAGAGTCTAAGCCAGAATTAACTATTTTAAGAAAGGCCAACTAATGTTAGTATCATCGTCACGAGGTAACACGTTGCGTAACGGCCTGATGGTGGAATTGGCATACACACAAGACTTAAAATCTTGCACTCGTAAGGGTTTGAGGGTTCGAGTCCCTCTCAGGCCACTTCCCTTCGGACTTAAAATCCGTTGTGAAGTGCTACCCTCTTGGGAAACATAACTAACCTCATATAAAGTCTAGCCCTTCGGGGCTGGGCTTTTCTTTTTTCTTAATACTTCCCATAGCGAAAGGATTTTTTACGTCACGTTACAAAACGTGACAGTTGTAACGTAACCCTTACTACATCGATAACTTCTCTATAAAAAAGGAGCTAAAAATGAGTCTAGAAAAACAATTAGAACTTGAAAGGGAAATGATCGGGATGGGAGTCAAACGATACACCGATTCCATCCACCAGAACCGTGAGAAAGGTATGGAAGGAAACTCACCTTATGGGGTGAAAATGACTTCCGAATTCATTGAACCTATCGTTCATGGTATTGAAGCTTTCCTCAAAAAATCATCCAAGACCGTAGGTAGAAAACATAGGGCTGGTAAATATCTTCGAGGTAATGATTTGCCTGTGGTTGCTTTCATAACTTGTAAAACAATTGTCAACTGCATCAGTCGAGTGAAGACTCTTCAATCCTGTGCATTGACCATTGCCAAAGCGGTTGAAGATCAGGCCAGGTTTGTTGCGTTTGAAAAGGAAAATCCCGAACTATGGGGAACTCTAATTCGAGACCTTGAACGCTACTCATCATTTGAAAAGAAGAGAGCCGTACTCATTCACTCCGCAAACAAGGCAGATATTGTTTGGGAAGGTTGGAATAAACAAGACAAGCTCCACCTTGGAATGAAACTGATTGAGATTTTTATATCCGCTACAGGAGCTGCAGAAATTTCAATTCAAAGGCAACGAAAAGGAACACCCTCATTTCTTCAGGCTACGAATGAAACCCTTAACTGGATCGAAGAAGAGATTGAGAGGAAGCAAGTATTAGCACCTTTTAATCTTCCAATGATTGTTCCACCCCGACCTTGGACTTGTCCCTTTGACGGTGGATATTATTCTCCAACGATCAGAAGAAAACTCATCAAGACAACCAACAATAATTATCTTGAGGAAATGAAAAACCTTGCTGAAACGACACCCGAAGTTTACAAGGCTTTGAACACCCTTCAGGAAGTTCCTTGGAAAATTAATTCTCAAGTTCTAAAAGTGATGGATGAAATGTGGGAGTTGGGTTGGAGTGTTGGCAAGATGCCTTCAAGAGATTTTATTCCTCTTCCACCGAAGCCGGCAGACATCAAGGAAAATTCAGTTGCTCGTAAAGATTGGTCAAGGCAAGCTTCAAAGATTCACGCTGAAAATCACAGGCAGAACTCAAAGAAAATTCATCAAGCCAAACTCCTTTATATTGCCAATAAGTTTGTAGAGGAAGATGAGATTTATTTTCCCTACCAGTTGGACTTCAGGGGCAGAGTCTATGCCACCCCGAACTTCCTCAACCCCCAAGGTTGTGACCTTTCAAAATCTCTCCTTCTATTTGCTCACGGCAAAAAGATCACTTCGGATCGGGGAATGAATTGGCTTGCGATTCACGGTGCGAATGTGTTTGGTGAGGATAAGCTTTCATTTGAAGGAAGGATTAAGTGGGTCCAGGAAAATGAAGATAAAATTTTCAAGACAGCCGATGATCCATTCAGCGTTGTTGATTGGTGGTCAAAGTGCGACAAGCCTTGGCAGTTTTTGGCATTTTGTTTTGAGTGGAAGTCCATAAAGGATGATCCAAATTATGAATCAACTTTGCCAGTTGCACAAGATGGTTCTTGTAATGGCATCCAGATTTTCTCTTCTCTTTTAAGGGATCACGTTGGTGGCAAAGCTGTAAACCTCATCCCATCCGACACACCTGAAGATATTTATAAAGAGGTTGCTGACGTTGTTATTGAGAAGCTAAAAAATTCTAGTGACCTCATGGCAAAGCAATGGTTGGAGTTTGGGATTTCAAGGAAGGCAACCAAGAGACCTGTCATGGTTCTGCCTTATGGTGGTACGAGGTATTCATGCCGTGACTTCACCGAAGATTATATCAAGGACATGGTGGAACTTGGTCACACCGAACCTTGGAAGGAAGATGATCGTTTTAAAATGACAATCTATCTCTCCAATATTATTTGGGCATCCATAGGTGAGGTTGTAATTGCAGCTCGTTCAGCTATGGGTTGGCTTCAAGAGGTAGCCAAGGTAGTTTCATCCGAAGAGCTTCCCATAATCTGGACTTCACCTTCTGGATTTGTGGTCATGCAAAATTACATCGACCTAAAAAGGTTGCGAGTAAAAACACAGCTAGGCGATTCGGTGGTGCGAGGTACAAAGCAGAAAAAATCCACAAATAAAAACATTCACCTGACTTTGGTTGAGCCAACATCGAAGCTTCACAAAAGAAGGCAAGCCCAAGGGATTGCTCCGAACTTTGTCCATTCATTGGATGCTTCGGTATTGATACTGTCTGTCAATAAGGCATACCAAAATGGAGTCAAAAATTTTTCCATGATTCACGATTCTTACGGAACGCTGGCAGAGGATTCAGACATTTTAGCCAGTAGTTTGAGGGGTTGTTTTGTGGAGATGTTTCAGGACAATCTGTTAGAGAAGTTCCGTGACGAGGTGTGTGCCGTTTTACCACCTGAAAAACTTGGAATGATACCAGAGATACCCCCACTTGGAGAACTGGACTTAAATGGGATTCTGGAGAGTGAGTATTTTTTTGCCTAGATACTTCCCGCATGGGAAACATATCTATTTAGCAATTATTCTATTAGGTTGCACTACTAAAGGGTCTACCTAGAAAGGAACACCATGAGTAAAGCACAAGCATTCGCAATGATCTTAATTTTAAACGATTTAGCGTTGCCAACTGACCTAGTAGCAACCCTCACAAACGAGGGTTGTCTTATCAACGAGTTTACGGACTCAATTATAGAAGGAGAAGTATATGAGCAAGAATGGGATGGTTACTACCCCGATAGGTAGTGCTATGTATCCTTATTTGACAGAACCCGTTAGCTTTTCTCAATCGGAAAAGAAACAACTGCCAGATGAGGATGGAACTTATCTTGTTGACTTGGTTCTCAATGGTAAGGATGCCGAAGGAATCATGGGTCACATTGATCGTGCCTTGGATGCTTCATTTGAAAAGGCAAAAGAAGTAAAGAAAGGTTCAAGAAAGAAACCTGAAAAAGCTGATGCTCCTTATCAGGAGATGGAAGACGATCAGGGTGAATTGAATGGCAACATTCGATTCCGTTTTAAGTTGAGGGGTAAAGGTAAAAACCCCAAGACAGGCAAAACCTGGACTCAAAGGCCGGCAATATTTAATTGCAAAGGAGTTCCCTATCCTTCGGGTACAGAGATTTGGGGTGGTTCACAAATCAAAGTAGCATTTGAAACCATTCCATATTTTATGAACTCAACAAACAAAGCTGGTGTAACTCTTCGACTCAAAGCAGTTCAGGTCATTGACCTAGTAACTGGTAGTGAGAAGACGGCAGATGCGTTTGGGTTTGTGGAAGAGGAAGGTACAGCAAATACCATTCCTGAAAAAGAAGAAGTCGAAGTTGCAAGTGAAGTGTTTGAAGGTGATGAAGACTTCTAATTTTCAGAACGTCAAAAGAGTTGATGGGTTTCGGTCAGGCTTAGAAGCTAAGATAGCCAACGAGTTAAGTGAGGTTAGTGTTACGTTTGAGTATGAACCGCACTCAATTAGCTTTCTAAGACCTAGCCGAAATTCAAAATACACTCCAGACTTTCTTTTGCCGAATGGAATTTACATTGAGGTAAAAGGAAGGTTTGTCACGAGTGACAGACAGAAACACCTACTCATAAAAGAACAACATCCCAATCTGGATGTTCGTTTTGTTTTCTCTAATCCCCATACTTACATTTCAAAGAAGTCCACTACAACTTATGCAATGTGGTGCGATAGACATGGGTTTAAGTATGCAAAGTCTTCGATTCCAAAGGAGTGGATTGATGAAACACTTAATACCAAGAAGATGCATAAACAACATGATGACAAATGCCAGAGGAAGAGCCAGAAGAAAAGGCTTGCCCTTTGATCTTTCCTATACCTACCTAGATTCAATCTGGCCTAAAGATAATCTGTGTCCTGTTTTCGGTTTTGAAATGAAATTCAATAGAGGAAAACAGGGTGCATATTATAACTCACCTACACTTGATCGAATCATTCCTTCCAAGGGATACGTTGAAGGTAACGTAATAGTGATCTCGAACAAGGCCAACTGTATTAAGTCAGATGCAGAACCAAAAGAGATGTACAAAGTTGCAGATTTTTTTTATGAACTTATTAACTGAAAGGGAAAATTAACTATTGAGGAAGGAAGATGTAGAACTGATTGTGATTCATTGTTCTGCTACCCCACCCAAATCTGACATTGGCTTTAAAGAGATAGACATATGGCACAGGCAGAGAGGGTGGCTTATGTGTGGTTACCACAAGATAATTAGAAGGGATGGAAGAGTTGAGGATGGAAGGCCACTCCATAGGGCTGGCTCTCATGCCAAAGGCTACAACCATAAATCTTGGGGGGTTTGTTTAATTGGTGGAGTTACTTCAGGTTTTGAACCTGAAAATAATTTTACTGAAATACAAATGGAAGAACTCAAGGGGGTGATCTCACATCTGATCGGTCAGACCAACCATGATCTAAAAGTTATTGGTCACAATGAAATAAGTAACAAGGCTTGTCCATCCTTTGACGTTCAAGTTTGGTTACACGCTACAGAAAACAATAATACAAAGGGGGAGTAGCCTTATCGGTTGCTCCCTTTCTTTTTTTTTGAAAGGAGATTTTATGGAAGCTGTACATGATGAGTCAACTTTCTTGCAACATGAACCATGCCCCTCGTGTGGTAGCAAAGACAACCTTGCTCGTTACGATGATGGTCACGGTTTTTGTTTTGGTTGTGAGTATCACGAGAAAGGTGATGGAGAAGTTTGTGAGTCCACACCTAAAAGGAATTCATCCCTTCTAAGCGGAGAATTCAAAGCACTTTTGAAGCGAAAAATTTCTGAGGAAACGTGTAGACGGTATGGCTATATGGTTGCCGAATACAACGGAAGTCCAGTACAGGTAGCTCCTTACCGTGATGATACTGGACAGGTTGCTCAACACATTCGCTTTCCAAATAAAGATTTCATTTGGATTGGTGAAAATAAAAAAGTAACTAACAGACTTTTTGGTTCTCATCTTTTTAATTCTGGAAGGATGGTAGTTGTAACCGAAGGTGAGATTGATGCACTTTCAATTGCTGAACTCTGGAATTGCAAGTGGCCTGTCGTATCCATTAGTTCAGGTGCAAAGGGTGGCAAGAAGGATGTTGCCTCTGCCCTTGAGTGGCTTGAAGGATTCGATACAGTTGTATTTTGTTTTGATATGGATGAGGCTGGACAATCCTCTGCACAGGAGTGTGCGTTACAACTCTCACCCGGCAAGGCAAAGATAGTTCACCTACCCTTGAAAGATGCTAACGAAATGTTATGCGGTGGCAAGGATAGGCAAGACCAGTTGATCCAAGCTATTTGGAACGCTTCCATATACAGACCTGATGGAATTATTTCAGGTAGTGATACTTGGGACTTGGTTGTTGCAGAAGATGAAACATCAAGCATCCAATATCCTTGGAGTGGTCTCAACGATAAAACTTATGGTCTCCGTTTAGGTGAGATTGTAACTCTTTGTTCAGGTTCTGGAATTGGTAAGAGCCAAGTGTGCAGAGAGGTTGCATCTGATTTGATCCGAAGAGGTGAGACCGTTGGTTACATTGCCCTCGAAGAAAATGTTAAGCGTTCTATTCGAGGATTACTTTCTATCTTTTTGAACAAACCTATCCACCTACCAGAAGCAAGAGAAGAACTAGGTGAAGGTGCAATCAAAAAAGAATGGGATGCAATTAAAGATCGTTGTTACTTCTATGACCATTGGGGTTCAATCGAATCCGACAATCTTCTAAACAAAATCCGCTACATGGCAAGAGGTTGTGGTTGCCGTTGGATTGTTCTGGATCACATATCAATCATGGTGAGTGGTATGGGTGAAGGTGATGAAAGAAGAATGATTGACAATGCTATGACTCAACTACGATCCCTCGTAGAAGAGTTAAACATTGGTTTGATTTTAGTGTCCCACCTTAAAAGACCTAGTGGTACAGGACATGAAGAGGGTGGTCAAACATCCTTGTCACAACTACGAGGGTCAGCCGCAATTGGACAACTCTCTGACATGGTTATTGGTTTGGAACGCAATCAACAATGCGAAGAATTTCCAGACCGCACCACCGTTAGAGTTTTAAAGAATCGTTACACAGGAGACAACGGCATTGCTTGTTGTCTTGATTACTCAAAAGAAACAGGGAGATTGTTGGAAGCACAAGACAACCCCTTTAATGAAGGAGATGAAAGTGACTATTAAAATTATTGCCCTAACAGGAAGGGCTGGGTCAGGCAAATCTACTGTGGCTAATCACCTGGTGGCTGAACATGACTTTGCCTTGATTAAATTTGCAGAGCCTTTGAAGTGGATGCTTCAGTCCATTGGTTTAGGTCATGCTGAACTCGAAGGAAATATGAAGGAAGAAGATATGCCTTTACTTTCCTTAAATACTCCAAGGTATGCAATGCAAACACTTGGTCAAGAGTGGGGCAGAGAAATAATGGGTGAGGATTTTTGGGTGAACATTTGGAAGGACAGAGTGAAGGCTCTCGTTACCCAAGGTTTTCATCACATCGTTACAGATGATTGTCGCTATCCAAACGAAGAACAAGCAATCAAAGATATGGGTGGAAGTGTATGGAAGGTTGAAAGACCACATTCACAATCATCCTTATTGTCGAGTGTTTCATCTTCGCATGGAAGTGAAACTTCTATGGGATTGATTGAGGTAAGTGAAGTTATCAAGAACGAAGAAGACATTCATCACTTGCAATTCCTAGTGAACTCTTTAATGGAAGAAAATTTAAATTAGGAGAAATTATGGAACGCTTCATATTGGATATAGAAACTAATGGATTACTTCCAGACGTTTCAAAGATTCATTGTTTAGTTCTTCGGAACATAGATAACGGAGAGGTTGGTACATTTACTAGCGATGGTGGCCCAGGTGCAACCATTGAAGATGGTCTCCGTAGGGTAATGTATTCCGATGTTTTAATCGGTCACAACATAATCAAGTACGACATTCCAGTAATCATTAAGTTGCATCCTTGGTTTCGGAACGTAGTTGTTCATCCAAATGCACCAAGGTTAATGGATACACTTGTACTATCCCGATTGATCTGGCCTGAAATTCGTAACGATGATTTTAAATATCGTGAGCGAAGACCAGAGTTTCCAAACAAGATGATTGGAAGACACTCACTCGAAGCATGGGGTCACCGACTTGGTAACCACAAGGGTGACTACTCTGGTGGATGGGAAAAGTTAAATCAGGAAATGATTGATTATTGTATTCAGGATACAAAAGTCACCGCACTCTTGTGGGATTTAATTCAAACAAAAGAATACAGTTTAGATGCAATCAAACTTGAACATGACTTTGTAACTTGTATTCAGAAACAAGAAGAAATAGGTTTTGCTTTTGATGAACAAAAGGCTGGACAACTATATCTTGAATTAGGAAATAAAAAGAGAGAGATAGTTGAAGAACTAAAGAAGTCTTTTTCTGATTGGGAGGTACGAACACCTTTCACACCCAAAGTTAATTCTAAAAGGTTTGGGTATAAGAAAGGTGTACCTACTGTGAAGGTTAAGAAGATTACTTTTAACCCAAGCAGTAGAGATCACATCTCACGTTGCCTGATTGATAAGTATAACTGGAAACCTAAACAGTTTACTCAAGAGGGCAAGCCTCAAGTTGACGAGACAGTTTTAAATAGTCTCCCCTACCCCGAAGCAAAACTCTTAGCCCAATACCTTATGTTGGATAAGAGGTTGGGAATGATTGGTGAGGGATCACAAGCTTGGCTAAAGCTTGTTACACCCAAAGGTAAAATTCATGGAACTGTCACAACTAATGGTGCAGTAACTGGAAGGTGTACTCACCAACGACCTAACGTAGCTCAAGTACCTTCAATGAAAGTTGCGTATGGTAAAGAGTGTAGAGAATTATTTACTGTACCTGATGGTTTTAAGTTGGTTGGTGCTGATGCTTCTGGTATTGAGCTTCGTTGCCTTGCCCACTATATGGCTAAGTATGATGGTGGTGCATATGTGAAGGAGATTATCGAAGGTGACATTCACTCTGCAAACCAGAAGGCGGCAGGATTGCCAACCAGAGATAAAGCAAAAACTTTTATCTACGCTTTTCTCTATGGTGCTGGTGATGCAAAGATTGGTTCGATTGTTGGTGGCTCTGGTAAGGAAGGAAGAAAGTTAAAGAAAGAATTTCTTGCTAAGACTCCAGCCTTAAAGCAATTAAGAGACACCATAATTAAAACCCTTAAAAAGAAAGGACACTTAAAGGGAATAGATGGGCGAGTGTTGTCTTGTCGCTCTGAACATTCTGCTTTGAACACCTTACTTCAATCTGCTGGTGGTCTTCTTGTGAAGAAAGCCACAGTCATACTCCATGATCTTGTGAAGAAGGAAGGTTATGAGTATGGAACGGATTGGGCAATGGTGGCTCACATCCATGATGAGATGCAACTCCAAGTCCGAAGGGGTTTGGAAAATATAATTGGAACTCTAGCAATACATTCAATTGTTGAAGCTGGAAGACAATTTAATTTTAGATGTCCATTAGATGGTGAGTACAAAGTAGGAACTAATTGGGCAGAAACACACTAACAAGGAGAAAATTTTGAATACGTTTGCAAAGAGGGTAGCCGTTTTGGTTACCCTTTTTTATATTGTTGCAATGGTGTGGTCTTCACATTCAAAAGGTGATGAAGACCCCATCGAACTTGAACCAATAGTTGTCAAAGCAATGGAAGGATTCGCACTTAAAACAGAACTACCACTACATTGGAGTCTTGAAATAGTGCCTTCCCATGTCACGATTGAAATTGCTGGAACTCCTTTTCAATTAGCGTTCCAACATAGTGGGTATGAGGTAGATGAATGGTGTGTGAAACACGCACATAGTTGTCCTTCAATTAGGGCAACTACAAGTGGATGGTTTTTATTTACACACTACGAATCTGGCATACCATTCACCTACCGAACTAGGCAACTCCCAAATATGTGGAGAATAATTCCAGAGAAATGGCAATGGATATACAGGACAGCAAATAATGAAACGAAAAAAGAATAGAAAAATCTATAAACCAAAACCAAGCAACCCTGTACTTACAAAAGAACAAGGGTTGTTCCTTCTAAGGAGACTGAAAAATGAGTCGAACAATACTACTGGACGGAGACATAACAGTTTACCAACTAGCATCTAAGGTGGAAACGCCTATAGATTTTGGTGATGGACTGTGGGTTCTTTGGGCGGATGAGAAAGAAGCAGTTGGAAGACTTGAGGATTATCTTGAGAATTTAAAAACAGATTTAGGTGCGGATAGAATTATTGTTGCATTGTCCGATACCAAAAACTTTAGGAAGTATATCCTACCTAGTTACAAAGAGAATAGGAAACTTAAAAGAAAACCTATGATCTTACCTTCACTCCGACAGTACATGGTGATGAAGCACGATGCTCTTATTTGGAGTGGGCTTGAAGGTGATGATGTACTTGGTATCTATGGATCAGAACCTAACAAGAATGATGAGCGAATTATAGTCAGCATGGATAAAGATATGAAGACTGTACCATGTAAACTCTACAACACTAAGCGACCTGAAGATGGTATCAAAACTATCACAGAAGAAGAGGCCGACTACTGGCACTTGTTTCAAACTCTAACTGGTGATGTGACTGATGGGTATTCGGGTTGCCCTAGTGTTGGCGAGAAGACTGCTAAGAAAATTCTTGGTGACAATCCAACATGGGAGACTGTGGTGGATGCCTACATTAAACGTGGACTCACCGAAGATGAGGCACTTATCCAAGCTAGAGTAGCTCGTATTCTTAGATTCAAAGATTATGACTTTGTAAATAATAAACCTATTTTATGGGAGTCTCCAAATGTCACGATACAAGCTTAATGAGTGGAGTGTTCATAGGGAGAACTTAGTCAAACAGTTTCACAGGGGGATGGGGCAACCCATCTCCGTTGTGATGACTGATTTACCTTTATTTGAATTACGTTGGAATCTTATTAAAGAGGAAATGCAAGAACTTAATGAAGAGTTGGCTTCGGGTGCTGTAGATATTATGCGAGGTAAACCACCAGAAAATATGCTGGAAATTTTTAAAGAGCTTGCAGATTTACAATATGTAATTTCGGGATTTGCTGTTACTTATGGAATTGATCTTGATGGTTTAATCAAGGATATACACCAATCCAACATGAGTAAACTGGAAGATGGTAAACCAGTAAAGCGTGAAGATGGAAAAGTTCTAAAGGGAAAAAATTATAAACCCCCACAGCTAGATAGGTTTATTCATAGGATGTGGGATAAAGTTAATTCAAGTATTGAAAGGGGTGGAGAATGATTAGTGGTGGATTTGCTGGAATAGAAAATAATGTAGCAAGAAGGATGTTGTTGGTAATTTGTTTTCCCTTTATGTTTTTCTTTATACCACCTATTGCGGTAGTTGAAGGATTATGGAGAGGGTTCAAAGAATCTTTTACAATTGCAAAAGACCTTTGCGTAGCGTGTAAGGAGATTTGGTAATTGGGAAGTTTAAGGTCACAAATAATTACAAGGAGAACTTATTCAAGACCCCTCAATGAAGAGGGGTCACTCTTTGAAACATGGGAACAAATAGTTGATAGGGTTATTCAACATCAAGCTTGGTTATGGGACAGAGCATTAGGTAAATACTCTTCAGACTACGCTGACGTTTGTGATGAGCTAAAAGAATTAAAACAATTAATACTGGATAAAAAAATATGTATGTCAGGTAGAACGCTTTGGTTGGGTGGAACTAAGATTGCCAAGGAAAGAGAAGCCTCACAATTCAATTGTAGTTTTACCAAAGTAGAAACAGTACACGATGTTGTAGATGTACTGTGGTTACTACTTCAGGGATGCGGTGTGGGCTTTAAACCACAAGTAGGAACTCTAAGTGGGTTCGCTGAATACATCCCTACCATTAAAGTTATTCGATCTAACAGAACTACTAAGGGTGGCAATGAACATAACATTGAAGAATTCAACAATGATAATAAGGAATGGACAATCAAGTTTGGAGATTCCGCGGAAGCTTGGGCTAAAAGTATTGGAAAGTTATTGTCAGGAAAACAAAGAGCTTCAACTCTCATTCTTGATTTCAGAGAACTCCGACCTGCCGGAGAACGTCTTTCAGGCTATGGATGGATTAGTGCTGGAGATGAACAAATTTCAAAAGCTTTTGAGCGAGTGGCCTTCATATTAAACAAGAGGGCTGGACAATTACTAACGAGAATAGACATTCTAGATATTGTTAATTGGTTGGGAACAATTCTTTCCTCAAGACGATCTGCCGAAATTGCATTGGTTGATTACAACTCACCAGAGTGGGAAGAATTTGCCAGAGCCAAGAAAGATTATTGGGTAGACAACCCCCAACGTGGACAATCAAATAACTCTCTTATCTTTTGGAATAAACCAAGGAAGGAAGAACTAGAGAATATATTTAACATCATGCTTGATAACGGTGGGAGTGAACCTGGATTTATAAATGGAGATATAGCTAGAAATAAAGCTCCTTGGTTTTCTGGTGTCAATCCCTGTGCTGAAATTCTACTAGGTAATAAATCTTTTTGTAACTTAACAGAGGTGAACCTTGCAGCTTTTAAAGACGATCATTCAGGATTGGAACGTGCAGTATATTTGGCGGCCAGAGCAAACTATAGACAAACTCTGGTTAATTTAGACGATGGAATATTACAAAGGACTTGGCATGAAAACAATGAGTTTCTTAGGTTGTGCGGTGTTTCACTTACTAGCCTTGCTAGGTGTAGTAATGTTACCAGTTATGATTTTAGTAGGCTTTCTAATATTGCCGTTTATGGTGCTTATTCTATTGCTGATGAACTTCATAAACCCAGACCCAAAAATGTTACCACCATCAAACCATCAGGCACACTTTCCAAGATTATGGACACTACGGAGGGGATACACAAACCATTAGGAAAATATATACTTAATAATATTAATTTCTCGAAGCACGATCCACTTGTTCCATTGCTAAAACAATCTGGCTATCGGGTTAGAGAGAACCCAACTGATGAATCAGGAATTCTGGTCACCTTTCCTGTGGAGTGGAATGATGTGGAGTTTGATAATGTTGACGGAAAGTATGTAAACAACGACTCCGCTATAACACAATTGGAATCATATAAATCTATTATGGAATCTTATGTCGATCACAATTGTTCTATTACTGTGTCCTATGACAAAGAGGAAGTACCAGATATTATTGATTGGATTCTTAATAATTGGAATTACTACGTTGGTGTTTCGTTTCTCTTGAGGAATGATCCATCTAAATCTGCAAAGGATTTAGGATACCTATATCTTCCACAAGAGGTGGTATCCAAAGAAGAATTTGAAGATTATGTATCTGAATTAGAGGATGTGGATTTGGATGATGCAAACTCATTTGAAGAGATTTTAGATGAAGAATGTACGAATGGGGTGTGTCCAACTAAATAATGGCCTCGTGAGAAGCCCACCAGTACATTAATACAACCTAACGAATACTACCATATTCAAAAATAATCGGGCAACACAGGGGATTTGAGAGGGTGGCTTTCTCTTAAATCCCCTATTAAGTTGCACTTATAGAAGGGCTAACACTATGTATGATGATTTTGTTCCAGTTGACAGGGTTCTTGTCGAAAAACTCGATGAGCTTTTTCCCGAAAAATCTGCGGATTTAGAATTGGAAATTGAGGAAGTTTGGTACAAAGGTGGACAAACCAGCGTTGTACGCTTTCTAAAACAAAAATTAAAAGAACAAGAATTACGAAACATGGAGGATTAAATATGTGCGGAGGAAGTGTACCAAGTCCACCACCCCCAGCCGAATTACCTGAACCAGTTCCAGCACCACCAGCACCAGAACAAACTGCCCAAGCTCCAAAGCTACAGGACGATGTTATCGGTGCTATCGGTTCTAGTGAAAGCGAAAAGAGAAGGTTTAAGGCACAGGGAACAAGGTCTCTAAGAATTCCCTTGGGTATAGGTGATGATTCAGCACAAGGACTAAACATACCAGTATGAGGAATAATATATGGAACAAACAGGAGTTTATATTGATAGTAAGTTAGAGGACTCCTTATCAATTACAGCAAAACAACGATACGAAAAATGTGAGGAATACAGAGAACCATATTTAAGGAGAGCAAGAGAAGCTGCAAAGCTAACACTTCCCTACCTTATGGTTGAAGAGGGGGCAACTATTCATACTTCCTTACCTACTCCATTTCAAGGTGTGGGTGCAAGGGGAGTTAATAACTTAGCATCTAAAATATTAATGGTTGCCCTACCACCTAATGCACCTTTCTTTCGGTTAGCTGTGAACAATTACCAACTCCAACAACAATCACAAGCAGAAGAATCAGTACAATCTGAAATAGAAAAAGTTTTAGGAAAACTAGAAAGCGTTATTGTTGGAGAGATAGAAGTTTCTGGTGATAGAGTTCCTCTTTTTGAGGCACTTAAACATCTACTAATTACTGGTAATGTTTTAATTCAAATTGATAAGGATGAGGGTATCAGAGTTTTTCACTTAGATAAATACGTTGTGAAGAGAGACCCTATGGGAAAACCTCTGGAAATTATAACAAAGGAAGAAGTACACCCTCTGGTTCTGCCAGTTGAAATAAGAGAACAAGTAATAACAGCACAACGATCTGAAGAAAAAGATAAAGACATTGAGCTTTACACATGGATGAAAAGAGACCCAGATGATTATAACAAGTGGACAATACATCAAGAAGCAAATGATATTTTAGTTCCAGGTTCAGAAGGAGAATATCCTGATGAACTTTTACCTTGGTTGGCTCTAAGAAATAACAGAGTGGATGGACAGGACTACGGTAGAGGATTTGTAGAGGAATATATAGGTGACTTAAAATCTCTTGAATCATTGACCCAAGCACTTGTTGAGGGATCGGCTGCAGCCTCTAAAGTTTTATTCTTAGTTAAACCAAACGGTACTACTAGAGTAAGAACAATTGCAGATTCACCAAATGGTGCAATAAGAGAAGGTGCTGTGGATGATGTTGGTGTTCTACAATTAAATAAGTTTAATGACTTTAGGGTAGTTCAAGAACAAATTAATAAAATTGAACAACGATTAGCTTCAAACTTTCTTTTAAACCAATCAGTTCAGCGACAGGCTGAAAGGGTTACTGCCGAAGAAATCCGATTTATGGCACAAGAACTAGAACAAGCATTGGGTGGTTTCTACTCAATTCTATCTAGAGAATTTCAATTACCATATCTAAGGGTGCGTATGTCCCAATTAGCTAAAGCTGGTAAAGTGCCACAACTACCAAAAGATTCGGTAAGGCCGGCAATAGTAACTGGACTCGAAGCTTTAAGCAGAGGACATGATAGAAATAAATTGGTTTCATTCATTGGAACGATTGCCCAAACACTTGGGCCGCAAACAATTGAACGATATATAAATGTACAGGATGTTATTAAACGCCTTGCCACAGCCGATGCTATAGATACTGAAGGTCTAATTAAAGATGAAGAAACTATGGCAATGGAAGCACAGCAAGCACAACAACAACAACTAATGCAATCGGTAGCACCTAGTGTTGCTGGCGAAGTAGGAAAGGGAATTAATGAAAACATTAAACAAGAAAGAGAAGCCGGCAGACAAGCAGAAGCCGAAGGAATCTCCACCAGCCCCGAAATCGGATAAAGATAATGGTGCAAATTTTAAAGAGATTACTTTACCAAGTGGAACAAAAATAACTTATAGATGAGGAAATTGTGGTTGAACAAGTAGAAACATTTAATAGCGAATCAGAAGCACAGGATCAAATTCCTGATGTATCTGAAAGACCTGAATGGTTACCTGAAAAATTTAATACCGTAGATGACTTTGTTAAATCCTATAGTGAACTGGAATCAAAATTAGGATCAACACAAGCACCAGATAAAATAGAACCTTCTAATGAAACTCAAGAAGAGAATTCTGGTTGGAAAGTTGGTGGTGTTGATATGGAAAAATACTCCGAAGAATATCGAAGGGAAGGAGCTTTAAGTCAACAATCCTACAAAGAACTAGCTGATGCTGGTTACCCTGAAGAAGTTGTTAATTCATATATTGGTGGTGTGAAGGCACAATCAAGGAGTGAAATAGATAATTTAAAATCAGTTTATGATTCAGTTGGTGGAATTGAAACCTACAATCAAATGGTTCAATGGGCGGCCAACAACTTTACACCAGAAGAAAAGCAAGCCTACAACAATATCAACGATAGTGGAAATGTGGATGCAATTAAAATGAATGTTCACACACTCCAAGACCGCTACTCAAAAGCAACTGGCATTGACCCAAAATTAATTAAAGGAGAAACAGTTCCAGCTACTGGTGGTAAGTTTGAATCAACTGCCCAAATTATAGAAGCAATGAGTAGCAAAAAATATAAAACAGACCCAGCCTACAGGCAAGAGGTTTATACGAAGTTGTCGAGGTCATCTGTGATCTAGACACCCCTTCCATAAAAAGTAAAAATCCTCGACCTTCTGCGGAAGATAATCTAGTGACGAGTAACTTTGTGACGGAAGATTTTTTTCTATTACAAACTAACTAACGAGGACAAAATGGCTAATGCAACACCTTCTCGTATAGGTCTAGTTAATGCTTCAGGTACAAATGTTAAGGAGTTATTTCTTAAAGTTTTTGCTGGTGAGGTGTTAACTGCCTTTAACGAGACAAATATTATGCAAGGCTTAACCATGAATAGAACAATTACTTCAGGTAAGTCTGCACAATTTCCTGTGATGTGGAAAGCTGCCGCTGACTATCATACTGCTGGTTCAGAGTTGATAGGTGCTAACGCAATTAAGCATCAAGAGAAGGTTATTAACATTGATGAGATGTTGATTTCCGATGCCTTCATTCACGAGTTGGATGAGGCAATGAATCACTATGATGTTCGTTCAGAATATTCTAAACAATTGGGTGAAGCTCTGGCTCTCCGATATGATAAGAATGTTTTACAAACAATCATACTTGCTGCACGAGCAAGCTCTAACTTTTCTAGTCCAGATGGTTTTGGTGGAACAACCATAACCGATGCCGGCAATGATACTTCAGGTGCTACTCTAGCATCCTCATTGTTTACTGCAGCTCAAACTCTGGATGAGAAAGATGTACCAGAAACAGAGCGATACTGTGTGTTAAGACCAAAGAACTATTATCTCTTGGCTTCTACCACAGACGTTATTAACAAAGATTGGGATGGTGCTGGTAGTTACTCCAAGGGTAAAGTTATGGAAGTAGCTGGTATCACAATCTTCAAATCTAATAATGTTCCTCAATCTGTTATCTCTGGAAACACAGGAGAGAATAACACTTATAGTGGAACATTCTCTGATGTTGTTGGTGCTGTGTTTCACCCATCTTGTGTAGGTACGGTTAAATTACGAGACCTCAAGATGGAAATGGAATATGACATCCGAAGACAGGGTACATTGATGCTTGGTAAATATGCAATGGGTCATGGGATTCTAAGGCCAGAATCAGCAATCGAAATCTCTAAATAAGATTTCTAAATTTTAAACACTAGGGGAGTAGCCTTTCGGGGTTGCTCCCCTTTTTTGTGAGGAAAAAATGGCTAGTCCAAACACACCAACTTTATTATCAGAATTAGAAGCCGTAAATATTTTATTAGACTGTGTTGGAGAAGCCCCTGTAAATACACTAAATAATGCTGGATTGGTAGATGCGGTAAAGGCACAAAATCTTTTACATGAAGTAAGTAGACATACACAACTTCGGGGGTGGAGTTTTAATGTAGAAAAAGAATACGTTCTATCACTCAACATAGATAATGAACTACCACTACCAAACAACACTTTGGGAGTAAAGATTAGTACAACAAAGTATCCAGAAATTAATGCTGTACAACGTGGGTTAAAACTTTATGACATAAAAAAACAGAGTTTTACATTTTCAACAAACCTAGAAGCAGCACTTACTGTATTCCTTTCTTGGGATGAACTTCCAGAAGTTTTCAAAAAGTATGTAACCATTCGTTCTGCCAGAATTTTTCAAGATAGAATTTTAGGGGCTAGTGAATTACATAAGTTTCAAAACCAAGATGAATACGAAGCGTTAATAGATTTGAAAGAATCGGAAGGAGAAAATACAGACTCAAATGTATTTGATAACTTAGATTCAATCAGGATTATCTCAAGGAGTATATAATGCCTCTTGTCAGCAAAACAATGCCTAGTATGGTTGGTGGTGTCTCACAACAACCTGAAGCTCTTCGATTACCTTCACAGGCACAGGAACAATTAAATTGTATTTCTTCTGTAGTTAATGGGTTGGGAAGGAGACCTTCTACAGATCACGTTGCATTAATACAAAGTGGAACTTTAGGTGCAGCCACAATACACACAATTAATAGAGATGAGAATGAACAATATGTTGTGCTTATAAAAAATAACGATATTGACGTTTATGATATAGATGGCACACCAAAGACGGTCTCCTTTCCAGACGGTGTTTCTTATTTAGGTGCAACCAACCCTGAAACTTCCTTTAGACAAACAACAATTGCAGATCACACTTTTATAGTAAATAGAGAAAAAATCGTAGCAATGGACTCTACACTAAGTTCAACGCAAACTGGTGAGGGTTTGGTTTTTGTAAAACAGGGGAATTATTCTTCTGATTATAAAATATATGTAGATGGTAGTCTCGTTGCAAGTAAAACAACTAATGACAACTCTTCTTCATCAAACGCTGATGATATTAAAACAAACTCAATAGCATCAGACCTTGTAACCGACCTTAATAGCAACCTATCGGGATATACAGTAGCTATCGGTGGTTCTGTTATTCACATAAAGAAGAATGATGGTACTGACTTTGAGTTAAGAGTTGAAGATTCACAATCAGGTTCAGCCCTATTTGCATTTACAAAATCAACTCAAAACTTTTCTGACCTTCCTGTAGTTGCACCGACAGGATACACTCTAGAGGTAAAGGGAGATGATACAACTGGATTTGACAACTACTATGTAAAGTTTGAACCAAGTGGATCAACTAATTTTTCTGAGGGTAATTGGGTTGAAACTGTTAAGTCTGGAATTAAGGTTGGGCTTGATGCCTCCACAATGCCCCATATTCTTGTTAGAGAATCAAACGGAAACTTTACTTTCAAGAAAGCAACGTGGGGTGAAAGAACGGTTGGTGATGAAGACACCGCACCAGACCCAAGTTTTATAGGTTCAAAAATACGAGATATATTTTTCCATAAAAACAGACTTGGAATGTTGCATGGGGAGAATTATGTATTAAGTAAAGTTTCAGATTTTTTCGACTTCTTTCCGTCAACTGTAACAACCATTTTAGATAGTGATGTTATTGATGCTGCGGTAAGTCAAACATCTGTGGAAACACTAAACTTCGGAATACCTTATCAAGATTCTGTTTTATTATTTTCAGAAACAACACAATATATTCTTAAAGGTGGGGATGTTCTTTCTATTGAAACTGTATCCGCAAATCCTACTACGAAGTTTGAGAATTCTAAAATAGCCAAACCGATTCTAATTGGTAAGAGTGTTTACTTTGCAAATGACAAAGCGACATCTACTGGTATACGAGAATTATTTGACCAAGTAGAGACAGGAGAACCAGATGCTATTGATGTGACTGCACACATACCTACATATATACCGCAAGGCTTATATAAGTTTGCCGGCAGTACAAATGAAAACATATTGTGTGCAATTACCAATGATGCAAATAGTAGAAACATAGTTTACATTTACCAATTCTTTTGGGATGGGAGTAATAAACTCCAGAGTGCATGGTCAAAGTGGAGTTTTGGTAATAACGTAAAAGTTTTAAACATTGACTTTATTGAAAATGAATTATTTTTTGTATTGCAAAGATCAGACGGTGTTTATTTAGAGAAGATGAATGTTTCACCTGATTATAGAGAACCTGGAATGAACTTTAATGTTTATCTAGATAGGAAGGTTGACGAAACAAAATTAACTGGTGAAAGTTACGACTCTGGAACAAACCTAACAACATATACTTTGCCATATACAGTTAATACTAGCTCAACACACAAAGCTGTTAAAAGATTTGGTAATCAAACTCCTGGTGAAGATATTACTATTTCATCTTGTACAGGCACTACCCTTAAATTAATTGGAGATACAACCTTAACGCCTTTTGTATTTGGAGAATTATTTTCTTCTGAATATGTCTACAGCAAACAAAATGTAAAGGAGAGTAACAGACAAGGAAAAGCACAGGCACTTGTTATTAATGCTCGACTACAACTTAGAACTTGGTCTGTAGAGTTTAACGAATCTGGTTACTTCAGGGCAATTGTATCCATCATAAACGGAGATACGTTTAACTATCCATTTACAGGGAAGGTTATTGGCTCAAACCAGAATGTAATAGGACAAGTGCCGTTGGATAATGGAACATTTCGGTTTCCAGTTCTAGGTAAAAACACAGGGGTCAATATTAAATTAATCAATGATAGTTATTTCCCATCTTGGTATTTGGCAAGTGAGTGGGAAGGATACTTAACTACGAGATCAATTAGAAGATAGTATGGGATATGTAAGAGAAACCATCACCAAAGATATATTTAAATTAGAAAACAAACTAAGAAAAGCCGATAGAGATGAACTTTACAAAGCAACTGGTAATGACCCTAGAAGCGTTTTAAGGAAATCCTATATATTAAGTACAGAGTGCTACTCCATTATTTGTAACTGTAAGAAAAAAGAAAAAATGGTTGGAGTATTTGGTGTGGTTGAACATCAGGGAAACGGCATTATATGGATGGTTGCTTCAGATTTATTGGTCACAAAGAAGCACTCAAAGAAATTTATAAGGCAAACAAAAACATGGGTAAACAAACTAAATGACAAATACCCACTTCTATTTAATGTAGTAGACAAAAGTAATGAAGTGCATATTCGTTGGCTCAAGTGGTCAGGGTTCACTTTTATAAAAGAAAAACCTTGGGGAGCATTTGGTTTCCCCTTTATAGAATTTGCGAGGATAAAAAATGTGTGATGCAACGGCAATAACTATGGCTATAATCTCTGTTGGCTCTGCTGCCGTTACCTATCAAGGTCAACAAGAGCAAGCAGCGGCTCAAGCTAAATATCAAAAGGCACAATTTGATGCACGAGAACAACAAAGGAAAGACAATAGAAAGCTTGCTGTTAGGTCAATGATAAATAAAACTTCTGCATTGAATGAACAATTAGCACAAAAAAGATCAATAGATGCAGATGAAAAACAACGAGTACAAAGACAAAAGTTAAAAGCAAAATCTAAAGTGTACACTTCCGCTATGGAGAACAATGCTATTGGTGGTTCTTTAAATGCCCTCTTAGGTGACTTCGATAGACAGGAAGGAATCTTTCTAGCTGGGGTAAATAAAAATCAATTCTTCAGAGAAAGAAATTTAGAATATCAAAAAGAATCAGAATTTGATGTTGCTATGGGAAGGATGCAAGCAATCCAACCTTTTATACCAGCACCAGTAGCACAACCAAGTTTTATGGGAATGGCCTTGAACGTGGCTAATGAAGGGGTTGGTATCTACGATGGATATAAGAGAAGAACTGATCCTAATTGGAAGGGAGTGTAATGCCAAAAAATAAACAAAGTGATAGGGCAAGGATAGATTTTAATTTAGGTGATCCTAATGTCCAAGCACAAATGCAAGCTAGGGATACTTTCGTTGCTCCTGGTCAAGTTACTTATGGGAGACCCCAAGGAATTGGAGATAACCTTATAGCATTAGGAAAATCTTTAGGTGTTGGTTTGCAAAAGTATCAAGCCTTTGATAATCAGCGAACCGAAAGGATGATTAAAGAACAAACACTCAAAGCACAAAAAGACTTTCAGATAAATAGAAAGAGCTTTAAGGATGCTGTTAAATCTGGATTAATTCCTGAAGGTGCGAACCCCCACTACATTCGTAGTTATCAGCAATCTGAACTAGGAAACCTTGCAGATACATTTGCAAGTGATCTAGAAGTTTCCATGATGAACGATAAGCTTTGGGAAAATGCAAATGGTAACGACATAAGCGATCAATTTACAGATTACAAAAATCAAAAACTAAACCAGTTTATGAAGGATAACAATATTCAAGGAAGATTTGGTGACTTGGATATTGCACAAATATTTGCACCAGCAATACAGAAAGCAGAAGCCAACCTACTTAAAAAGGCAACCGACCAACAAGTTATATTTAATGAGAAGGAAGGTGTAAGGATTGCTAGTGAAAAGATGCGTAGTGTAGCTGATAGGTTAATTGTAGGTGATTTATCAGACTTAGAACTTGAATGGAAAGGTGGAGAAGAACCATCTGAAGGTGAGGTAATAACCGCTACCATTAAATATTATGAAAATATGTTGAACAATACTGAAACTGGACTAATAGCTAATGGAATGAGTGGTTCAACTGCTAACGAAACTCTTGCTAGAACTATTTTATCAGTCGCACGAGATACGTTGGATGATTCTTGGTTGAGTGTATTAAATGGAATAAAAGGAAATGCTGGAGCATACATATCCAAGACCGTAAAGATTTCCGAATTAATATCTCAAACTAGAAGCTACATTACACAAAAGGAACAAACAAATATTAAGTTCAACGATTGGTTATCAAAGAAACCAATGGCAGACAAGATGTTCAAAATGAAATTTGAGCATATGAAGAAAAATGCCATCTTTGATAGAAACCGACTCTTCTTTGATAAGAAGAAGAGGAAACAATTAACTGAATCAGAGTGGATAGATACTCTTACAGGGTCATGGCAGATTGCCATTTTAAATGATCCTGATGCACTTACAAGAAAAGGTGAAGGCAGTTGGAATGATCCTTGGTTAGTAGAGGAGATGAACAAACTAGACCCCAATATGCGGAAGAAAATTGTTAACTCCGTAATTACAATCAGAAAGGAAATGAACGAGTTTGAATCATTTAAATACTACCACCCAACACACAAACAACATGATAACTACTTAAAATTATATGGGGAAATAATTAATCCTGATGGTGGAAATAATTTTGTAGCTATAGATGAAGCCCTTAGACAAGGAGAAATTAAAGAAGGTCATTGGGAAAAATTAAGGCAAGCGGAATTAAATAAAAATACTCTTAAACATCAAATATACAGTTCACCTATGTGGGACAACATTTTGAATATGATTGGTGGAATGTTTAAGGGTAAGGATGAAAATGCAGAATACGTAATCCCCGGCCTTGGGGTAGTTAGTATGGAAAGTCTAAAGCTAAAGGCACATTTAACTGCATATGAATTTTTAAGAGCAAGAGCAAAGGGACTTGATGGTGGAGTAGAAGCCGTTCCAGGTGTGGAAGTAATCAAGGATGTTCAACTTTGGTTACAAGGATATATGTTACCAGAGAATCAATTGCCAGGTCAGAACGTGGGTTTAGGAAAGACAGACCCATATGATACTAAGAAAGGTCAAACGGAAGAACAAGTTCAAGCTGCGATGACAGGAACAAAAATTCCAGAACCTAATCAACTTATAAATAAAGTTAATCCAGGCCTTGCACCAGAAGACATGGAAAACCTAGAGAAAACAAAAAAAGTTATTAAAGATAACCTTGAAGTATTAAGAACGGTTGACAATCCAGAAATGTTTGCAGACCTTTTTCAAAAGGGAACAAAGATGGTAAAGGATTTTACACCAGTTCCAGGTGATCCTAGAGCAACTAGCAAGAAGTTGGATAAATTATACGATGATATTAACAACCTTGCAGTAGAAGCAAAAGAAAGAAGAATAGCTAAAAATGAAGTTGCAACTGAAGTAAATAAGTTTATGGGTGATCCTATTATGAAGGAATGGGTAAAACCTTTCATCACAGCTATGAAACAACCTAATACTGATTGGATCACACTTGCTAAAAAGGCAAAAAGACTACAACTAAAAAAGGATCAAATTTTAAAACGGAAAAAAGATAAGGAAGAAGAAGCAAAAAAAGTAGCACAGATGAAAAAGGAAGACGATGAAAAGAAAGCTAAAGCTGAAACTAAAAGACTGAAGAAGCTCCAAGAAATAGAGCGAGAAACTAAAACAAATAAATCTTTAAAATGGCTAGAAGATTGGTCAAAGAAGAAAAAGTAATCTTAATATGGGAATAAACAATGGAAAATATTTATGAAAATATGGATGCCGACATTGATCCTTTTAACGATCCTCTTGAAGAAGAGGTAGTAGTAGAGGAAAAAAAGAAACCATCCAAGGCAGTTAAAGAAGAAGCCATTGACCCTAAAGAAGCCGCACAAGTTGAACAACAAAAAAATGAAAACAAAATTACCCTAGACGAAAAACCAAAGAAAAAGCTGACTAGGGATGACCATAACGCAACGGCTGAGTACGTTCTTAAAGAAACAGCCAGAGGTCTTGATAAGGGTTTAAGTAAGTTTGCTGGTGGTTGGGGAGATATTGTAGATAACTTTACACTTCTTGGACAACTAACCAACGAGGATTCTTTTTTACAAAGAAACATTCCAATGCCGTCTTTCAGAACTGAACGAACTTGGTCAGATAAATTTGAAGATACAGTAGATTTTGTGGATAAAGACCCTGAATCAGTTGGTGGAAGAATAGTAGCTGACTTAACACAGTTTGGTTTGGGTTGGGCTTCTGGTAGAAGAATCTTAGGGATGTTTACAAAAAAGGGAGTACAAGATTGGAAAGGTAAAGCAAAGAACGTCAAAGACCTTTTTGAAATTGCAAAGCGTAAGGCAAGGGTAGTTGGCTTTGAAGCTACTGCTGGTGGATTGGGAACATTCATAGCAGCAGACCCCCATGCAGAAAGACTAGCAGACTTATTACAAACATTCCCTTCATTACATGGCCCGGTCATGGACTACGTTTTTGAAAGTCTAGAATCAAATAAAAATGACGGTGTTCTTGAGGGTAAGTTTAAGGCTGGAATTGAAGATTTTGTAACTGGTGCAGCAATCGAAGTTATCTTTACTGGTGTTAAATTATTTAAAGAAGGTTTGCGAGTCTACGGTAAACAAGGGCAAGAGGCATACGCAAAGTTTCTTGATAAAAATGCTGACACTATGAATGGTGTTGTACAGAATCTCGAAAAAGAACAAGGGAGTTGGAAAGAGATTCATGGAGTAAATGCTGGTGATATTATTGAACAAGACTTGGGTAGTGCAAGTAAGTTTGAAACCCCAGCCGGCATTGATATTAAAGATGTACGATCCAGAAAGATAATAGATTCTGTAACTGAAAAGGATAGATCATTTGGTGGAAGTTCTGGAAATACTGCAATAGGAAGGGGAGAAAATGTTTCCGTTCCTGTTAGGGAACTTTCGGAGTCCGTAAAGAGGCGTATTATTGATCCTGACGATGCATATGAAGGTACAGGGAGAACACTTCATGCTGGATCAGGGAGAGTAGACAACCCTGATATTCGAGCATTGGATGATCTTACAGATGGACAAACGGTTCACTACGATCCAAACCATAATCCTTCTACTGGTGAAACTTTAGGTAAGCAAGATTTTGATACTGTAGTTTCTCCTTACGTTTTAAACACCCTTCCCAAGAGTCTTAGAGATACGGCAATGCTTCAATTGTCTCATTCAATGAAAGATGGGGGCGAAGGCTTCATAACGGTAAGGGGTGTTGGTGGGATGAAACCTACTAAAAATTGGAAAAAGTATCAGGATGGTTGGGAAGTTCCAAAGTCAGGACAGCCTTCACAGTTTCAGAAGGGATATACAAAGGAGTCTCTTGAAAAAGAATTAGGAGAATTCTTTGAAGAGGTAAAAATTATAAAAGGTGGTAAAGGGAAAAACCCACAATCCTTGACAGCTAAAGTTGGTAAACCTAAAAGAACCGAACAAGCTACAGGAGAAACTTTTAAGGTAAGGACTGACACCTTTCAAATGACTGATCGTGGAGTATCTTCCTTCATTGCAAAACTAGGTGACCTTACAACATTCCACACTAAAGAAGGAGAGTGGGCTAGAGGTGCGGAATTAAGTGGTGCTATGAATTGGGATAGGATGCTTGATTCCGAAGCAGTCAAAGGAACAATAGATACATTGGCAAAACTTGTTAAGGCACAGGGTGGTCATGGTGATATTGAAACTCATGCCCAAACAGTAGCTAAAGCAGTTGGTATGGATAAGACCGCACTTCTAGGTAGGATGCGGATGTTAAAAACTAGCACAGAAGATATGGCTGCAACTCTAGTAGCCAGTAGAGAAATGTTGGGATCAATTTCTCATCAAATTTACAAAGTAGGTACATTAGTTGATAAAACTGGAGACAAAGAAGCAAAAGTAGAATTGTTAAAACTTCTCGAAATCCAAGCAGACCTTTTTGATTCCATAAAACAAGTTAGAAGATCAGCAGCTCGAACCACTCAGGCTGGAAGAATCAGAACCAAAGGAGCTATGACTAAAGAAGAAATAGCAGAGATCATAGAGACAAACGGTTCTGATAAAGGAATAGAACAACTAGCAGCAAGAATTAAGGCCGCTGGAGAAGGTGGAACAATTGATGATGTTCTTAGTGTTACAAAGAAAACCACAATAGATAAATTAGTTGATGTTCATAACGAGTTTTGGATTGCTGGAATTCTAGGTGGTATTAAGACACACGTTGTTAATGTATCTTCTGCAAGCTTAAACACTTTCTGGCTACCAATGCAAAAGATGGTTGGTGGGGCTATGCGTGGATTGAACCCTAATAATGATTTTGATTCTATGTTTGAAGCTGGAAGGGAAATGGTTTATTTGACCACCGTTGTGGGTGATGCACTAAAGATGGCATGGAAAGCAATGCAAATGGAAGATGCAATCCTAGATAGCACAGCAAGAACAATTGATGGACAAGCTTTGAAAGCTATTGATGCTGGCAATTTTGGTTTTGATACTTCAATAAAACGAGAAGAGGACTTTATAGAATGGGTAGCTGTTAAAGGAATAAACTTTCTTGGACACTTGGTTAGAATTCCTAATAGATTTTTATTGGCAGAAGATGAATTCTTCAAGCAATTAAACTTTAGGGCTTCACTAAAAGCTCAAGCTTATGGTGATGCAATTAAGCTAGGGAAATCTACTAAGAAGAATGTTCCAATTAAATTAAAGAATGGTAAGACAACTCATGTAAGTGAAGTTGATAAGTATATGATGGATGCAATGGATAAGGCTATTGATGCCAAAACTGGTGCTGGTGCAAAAGGTCAGCACTTGGATCGTGCAAGACAGTCAACCTTTACTGATGACCTAAAGGATATGCCAACTTGGCAATCAGGAAATAAAGGAAACTTTGGTGCAAACCTACAATCCTTTGTCAATCAAAGCCCAGCATTACGAGGAACAATACTTCCATTTATAAGAGTACCAACAAACTTATTTAGAACTGCCGTTGATAATTCACCCGCTGCCGTTTTAACCGCAAGGTTTTGGAAGGCTATGAAGGAAGGAACTGAATCACAAAAATCATTGGCTTTAGGTAAGGTAACTACTGGTAGTTTGGTGTGGTTTTGGTCTTACAACCTAGCAGCAGAAGGTAGAATTACTGGTGCAGCTCCAAGAGATAAAGAATTAAGGGATTCTAAAATGGCTACAGGATGGAGACCATATTCGTTTGTCATTGGTGATTTCACATTGGATGAAAATGGAAGACTACTAGAAGACAATCGAAGGTATATAAATTTTCAACGTCTAGACCCATATGGAATTCCATTCGGTATTGCTGCTGATATGGTTGCTATTTCAAATAAGGTTGACCAAGGTGTTTATGATGATGTTGCTGGAAGAGCATTAATGGCAATGGCAAATAACCTTGGTAGTAAATCGTATCTAAAAGGTCTATTAGATGTATTTAAAATTATAGAAGATGAGGATGGTTTTATTGGGGAAAAGCTTTTGAGACAGAAGGCTGCTTCATATATCCCTAACTCTTTTGGAATGTTTGATTTTATAAATGAAGACGAAGCAATGAAAGAGACTCGTTCCACTTTAGATGCTGTTTTGAAGAAAACACCAGGATTTTCAGATGTGCTTGAACCTAGAAGGGATTTGTTTGGTGAAAAGATTATGCCACCAGACGGTCAACCTTGGAAGAGTATAAATCCTTTTACGGTTGGTAAAGCTAAAAACGATCCTGTTAGGTTTGAGTTGAACCGTCTTGCAGAAGGCCCAGGAAATGCAAACTTTACTGGTGTATCAAAAATTGTTGGAAGAAATATTGATCTAACAAAATACACTAATTCAAAGGGACAAACTGCATACGATAGAACTTTGGAAATATTATCAACCATGAAGAAGCCAAACGGAAGAACACTCCACCAACAACTTAAACATATCATGGATAAACCTAGTTATAACAGAGGTGATAAAGAGGGGTTGGATGGTACTGCAATGTTTCCTAAAGGAAGGAGAACGGAGAAACTCCAAAACGCAATTCGAGATTATAAGAATGAAGCCTTAAAACAAATGCAGAAAGAATTTCATAAAGAATGGAAAACAGGAAAAATCCAAGGCGAAATGAGTTTAAAAGAACTCATTAAAAAGAATAAAAATGCTAAAACTAAAACAAAAAAAGGAAAGGGAGAACAGGCACAAGAGATTAGAGACCTATTTAACTAAGGAATAATTATGGCACTTTCATTTGTATCATATGTTGGAGATGGGACAACCACAAGTTTTAATGTCACATTTCCTTATATTAATAAAACAGATGTATCTGTAACAGTTGATGAAGTTGATACTTCATTTACTTGGTTGAGTTCAGCCACAATAAGTGTCAGTCCAGCACCAGCAAATACTAGTACAATAAAGATAAAGAGATCAACAAACCAAACCTCTCTAGAGGTTGACTTTGTTGATGCTGCTGTACTAACTGAATCTGACCTTGATAAAGCAAATCAACAAAACTTTTATTTATCACAGGAAGCAAAAGATGATTCAAATATTGCACTCAAACAGAACTCCACAGGAAATTGGGAAGGGCAAAACAAAACTCTCCAAAACCTTGGAACTCCTGTTAATGGTACTGATGCTTCTAATAAATCTTATGTAGACGCACAGATTGACACAAGTACAACCAATGCTGATAATGCTGCTGCCTCTGCTACCGCTTCTGCAAATTCGGCAACCTCATCAGCTTCTAGTGCAACGGAAGCGGCTATTAGCGAAACTAATACTACCACTATTTACGATAATTTTGATGATCGGTATTTAGGTCAGAAGTCTTCAGATGTAAGTGTTGATAATGATGGAAATTCACTGCTTA